TTCCTTTGCGGTCTTCTCCAAAGCTTTCTGGAAAAGTTCTCCGCCCATACCAGCATTAACTACAGAGTTCCAGTCCATAAGTTTAACTGCGCCGGACGCTATAGCCTGGGAGAGCTGATACATAGCTGTGGATGCTTGTAATGCGCTTGATCCGGAACCAGCAGCAAGGTTAGCTATGCCTTTGATCGAGGTCGTTGATGTTTTAAGGTCGACGCCAGCAGCTGTAAATGTTCCTATATTTCTTGTCATTTCAGCAAAATTGTAAATGGTTTTATCGGCATATATATTCAACTCGTTGAGTGCTTTGTTTACGTCATCAAGGGTTGTGCCTTTACTTGCGGTGTTAGTTAAGACCGTTGTGATGGCGTTCATTTTAGTTTCGTATTCTTCTAAACCAGTCTTTATCGGGTTGATAGTAAGTGACGCTAATAATTGTTTACCACTATAGATGGCTGAATTAGTAATGTTTTGGAGAGCAGTAACCCCGACAATGCCCAGCGTCGAGAACCTATTGGATAAATTATTAACGCCTTCAGCTATACCAGCTAGAGAAAACGATTTTCCAGCTCTATCTAAATTCGATAAACTTCTAGTTGCGCCATCTAGATTTAGACCGGCCTTCAAGTTATTAAGCGATGCCACACTCGAACGAATCCCATTTTCAAACTGTTGATTATAGAGTCGTAATTCAACAACTCGTTCATCGACACTATGCATTATTTAATTACCTCCTCCCACATTGCGTTTGCCATCTTGTCAAATATAGGCCGTAATGCTGGGTTTATATAATCTCTACCTTCGACGTAACCACCATTTCGTGTTGCGTGGCCATACTGAATTATGATCGCTATTGGTACACCATTAACGACGTTCGAATTAGTCCATACAATTGATAAAGAAGTTCCTTCTCGATGAATTTCATATTTCCACGAAAGTGCCGTTAGTCCAGAATCTAACGGGGTATTTAAAGCAAGGGCTCGCACACCTTCTTGCCCGTATCTTTCTAAAATTGCCGCGTAGTTAATTTTTGGAGCTCGTGTAAGCATCCGTTCTAATCGTCTGAAACTTCCACGATGATGTATTTTTATCATCCTTTTGTACCTAGCGATTCTCTACGGGACGCGTTTAATGCAGCGTTTCTACTCATGAGTTCCTTCTTACTACGCTTCTTTGGAGATTGATTTTTTACACCACATACGTTTATGAGTGTTAATAATCTATTAAGATGCCATTTTTGGCATTCAAAAGGAATATTCATCGATATCATCCAATAATAAATTATCTCAGCAGTTATGATCTCTCGGTTGGTTGTTTTATTTTCGTTGTGGAAAGTTGTAGCTGTCATTGCGGCTTCTATGTAATCTCTTACTTGTTTAATGTTGTCATTAGATATGAAATTAAAGATATCATGATCGACATTTTTGGTTATTGTCATGCATCTTATGTAATCAATAGTTTCCTCTATCGTTTTCTCCGCTTTTGATAAGAACGGTTTAAGCCACTTTGACTCCCATTTTGAAATGGAGACCAGCGAATGCTCTAGGCATAATATTTGTTCTTTAGATGTGAAGAACTTATCGTTTACTTCGTCGTATTGTTCAGTGGCTAATAGTTTTATATAGAGCATACGTCTGGCCTCCCCTATTAACTTACTTAATCGAAATGGGACTCGATGGCACAATGCCGTTTACGAAAGCGGCTGCGGCTTCGGAATTTGTAGCTAGTTCCAGGAACAATTCACTGTAGGCTTCAGTCTGTGAAAACGCGTCTCTTAGTTCCTGATTTTTAACAAATCGCTTACCATCCGGAGACTTCTCACCGTAAGATTTCAGGATTAAATCTTTAAACACCTCAATAATTCGCTTAGTATCTTGAGATACTACAATTTTCTCGAGCATAGCAGCAAGACCACCGGTCGTAGACATCTCCATCTCGATGACCTCGGCTTTTGTTAGATTGAAATAGAACTCTTCGGTTCTTTCGTTACCATCGAAGTCGACATAAGGAATGGTTTTTTTCATCATTTGGTTTTTAACTCCCTTCAAATTTTAATTAACTGGCACTATATCGATATAGTATTCTTTGTTCACTTCGAGCGTTTTGGCCATCTCCGAATTAACAGAATAAAACGTAATCTGACCAGCCGCTATATGTGTGAAAAATTTATCATTTTCTGGACTTACCGACATGGATGCTTGTAAGGCGATATCGGAACTTCCACGTGATATCGAGTTCTTAACACATTTGAATTTTGTTCGGGCTATCATACAATCACCCTTTCCAAACACGAAAACGGAGCTCTCATATCTCAGAGAACCCCGCCTACAAATTTGTTTAGCTATTAACCAGCGGCGAACATGGTCGCAATTTCGTCGGGCAGAGGTAATTCTGCTGGGGTAGCGGTATCTCCAAATAGCACTACCTCAAGTGCGGCGAGTTTTATTGCATCGACTTTCGTTGAGTCAATGGTTAAAGATGCTGTTGGTCTCTTTCCAGTGACAGCGACCGGCGTGGTGGTCACTTCCCACGAGAAAGTTATTGCTTCTGGAGAATCATTGATTGTCGAATATGCCTTTTCTGTAGGGGCAGCAAGACAACCATAAACCAGATGTAATTTGTAACCGTGATCAGCCCCTTCGGTGTCATTACCTAGGGTAGTCTTATAGGCTAGACCAAACGTTTTACGATCTTGCTGACCTATCGAGACACCTACGGCAATTTCTGCCGAGCCATCGCACTCAGCAAATTCATCCGGATATGTGTACGCTTCGATCGTTGCACCGAACTCCTCAGCGGATAGGAGATTTAAATATTTGATGTCGTCGGCGTAAATCGGTGTTGGTTCCGCACCAGACGGACTTTCGGTGACGGCTGTTAAGCCATTCCAAGCGACCCCTAAAGGATATGCGCCAGTATTATCCATAACATAGAGAACTCCATTTTTTACGCCGGTTTCATAGAGACGTTCTCCAGAAGCATCCCAAATAAGTTTAGCCATTTCTTTTCCCCCTTAATAATAAAGATTGTATACGTCATGATTAAGATTATCAGACGTATAATGCCTATCAAATACACACATAGGCAAAGACTTGATTTTGTCTGGAAGTAAACTATCAGGATTTTTGTCAACCACCGTTACGGTATACCCGACTTGATGGTTATACGGTTTGTCGTTTGCGAATTTTGTTTTGTTAAGACTGCGCGAATAAATGACACAAGGATAACTCAACTTGACGGTTTCAGGAGGTTGAAAATAGACGTTAGACGAGCCGATTAGAGTCTCAAGGAGTGTTTGAAGTTGGACCCTGCTCGCCATTATATAACCACCTCCTCATCATAACAAACGGTATAGCCACGAGTATGGCTTTGTCTCCCGTTTAAACACGCAGATATATTCACAGGATTAAGCGAAAGGATAATTGCCGCCTCATTAATACTTTCAAAACACTCTTCGTCATGCTCGTAATCATAGACTTTTATTGGGCGCCTTCTCGCCTTAGCTAACTTTTCTGGTCTAGATCCATATAACGAATTGTATTTTGCGGTGCACCATTCCAAATTGTCCGATACGTTGTCTAACTTTTTTTCATTTTTATGATTTACTTGTGGTAGATCATTAGGGTTTGGAATATTCTGTTCGGCCACAAGACGACCAACCGTTGTGTATAGACAATTACCATTAAATCTCAAAGTTACTTTTTCATACCCATATCGATCCTCGCTCGTTTTTAAAACCCTTCCAATTACTTTTCGTCGATGACCTCTAGAATCTACGTATTCTCTATCGAGAGATCTAATCTTACCATCTGGGGAAGCATCATAATACCTCATCCAATTATTCATATGGATACCCCATTGTATACATTACCTATTGATAAGATCAGACGAGGTCTCTGAACATCGATTTTAGTAATCTTCCAAGAAGCCCCCATCCATTTGATATATCGCATGGTGTGGAAATTCTGATAAGCAAATGGATCGGCTACAATACTGATCTCGTTATTTATAGTCAAATCATCATTCAGATTCTCTCCTGCCTGCCAGCGTCTTGATAATTTTACAACGTCTCCTGAGTAATTTCGCTCTGTTATAACCTCCTCCCACACACCCGGTGCCGTTTCGCTAGTTTCTGCATAGCCGATCGCTCCATAGAATTTTGCCATTTTGAATCTCCTTCTGTAAGAAGCGTGATGAGTCTTCTTTGTATAACGCTATATGCAAAAGACTCATCAACTTACTACTTAGCCAGCGGTGACTTCCAAGAACTCCAATGCAATTGCAGCGTAAGGTTTGATTAGTGCGCCAGAACAACGTGTTTCAATAAGATACTTCTGGGCGTTGTAGTCAATGTCAAAGTCGTCGAACATGTTGACAGCTCCACCCTTATCGGCACCGACGTTGTAGTCCGACAGGTTAACAATGATCGCAGCAAGAGTGTAGACTTTGCTATCAGTTGCTGTTCTAGATAATGATTCCATTACAGGAACCGTGATGATTTCTTTAACCCGTAACGCTGTGGCCAACTTATCGACTGAGTCATAAATTATACGGCCGGTTGTATCTTCCATCAACAAGCAATCGGTGAGGATGTCCTCGGTAGCATATAGAGTCGGCGAACCTGAACCTTTGTAGTTCTTTCTGGATTTAACAGCCGCACGAATGAATGCTTTGGCCTTTTGGTCAGCAGTAGCGTTAGCGACATGCTCAACTGGAGTTTTGATGGTGTACAAATCGGCGTCTGTCCAAATTGGTCGGATGTTTCCCTCATTGACTTTATCATCAGAAGAAGACAGACGTCCGTCCCCAACAAGAACTGCGCGAGCGATTTCCTCATCCAGCATAACTCTCATTTCAGATTTCAACCATGCAACAACATCGAAGTCTGTAATATCAACGACGTCGTCGCGATCGAGTTTCTGTTTCTTGTAAATGGTCGTTGGGGTTGTGCTTCGCTTAAGTAAGGAGAATACTTCCTCAACCTTTAGTTTACCTTTGATGTAACCTTTAGCGCGAGCATCGGCTTCCGTGATATCGGCATAGATAGACTTGATGCGGGAGAATGGGGTATTGTGTACGTTACCCATTACTTTTTGTACCCAACCCATTTCTCGTTGAATAAACATTGGAGTGTTAGTAACATTTTTCGCATCTGGGAATAGATAATCGATATTGTCAATACCGTGTGCTAGGACAGCGTCTTTCAGGCTGCCGTATCGTTTAGCGTCTGTAATGATAGCCTCCATATCGGAATGGCTAAGGACATCCTTCTCTTTGTCTTTGTCGAATACGTTTTGTTTCATATCATCGTCTCCTTCGTCATCTTGATTATCGTTTCCGTCGAGAGCTTGGCCGATCATCGCGTACACCACTGTTTTCTGTTTTTCAGAAAGAGTGTTAA